GATGTGGCGCACCCGCTCGAACGTATTGATCCGGGCCAGCTGTGCTTCATTCACTTTGCGCAGCTGCTTGACCATCGTCATGCGCTCCCGAGCTGGCCGCTTGCCGGCGCGTGTCGTCTTGTCAGCAAGATCCTCATAGGCATCCTGCCACTCTGCCTGCGTCTTGTAGGTGGCTTGCAGCTTTGGTGGTGCTTCTAAGTTTTTCGAGTCCGGCACCATCAACGGCCAGTCTCCTACCACATCAGAATCTGCAGCAGGTTCTGCAGATTCTGCAGAATCGTTCTGCGAATCGAAATCGACATGAATGAGCTCGATCTCGATCGGCTCCGGCAGCGGCTCGGGCTCAAGCTCGGGCTCCGGCAGCGACGGTGGCGGCACGATTGCATCCAGCGGGTTTGCCGGCTTGACCGGGGTGACATCCCTCTCCCGCGGCTTGGCCTCCTCTGGGAAGTCGGCTGCCTCCTCGGCGGTGATCAGACCCTTAAGCACATCAGGGAAGGCATCGCGCAGGGCAAAGCCCCTGGCCCTCATCTGCAGCATCCGCTTCGGGTATGCCTGCCACGGCCCCTGCTTGCCCCACAGCCCTGCCCGCTTGGCATCCTCGACGCTGAACCTGGCGATCACCGGGTTGCGACCCTTGCGCTTGGCGATGCAGACGGCCACCGGGTTCGGCGTGCCTTCGTTTTCGATGTGCTCATCGATGCCCTCGCAGACCGGCGAGGCCTGCACCAGGGCCATCATGGCATCACCGTAGACCGACGGCTTGCCATTGATGACGGCGATGTTTTGCAGCGCCTGCATGGGTGCGAGACCCAGCTCATAGCCCCACTGCACGCAGACCATGATGTCCTGCGGCTTGCCCTGGTAGGCACGCGGCACCATGCTGGACTCGGCCAGCATCTTGGAGAACTCCATCGCCTCGCCCATCGTGGCGGGCGCAAAGCCTTGGCGATTAGTTGTAGTCAGTTGCGTCATGCTTCTCGCCCTCCGGTAGGAATGCTTCGATGGTGTACAGAACCAGCGCGGTGAACGACTCGACGATCTCGAGCGCTTCTTCTTCGCTGCATTTTGGGATGGTGTTGAGCAATGCGACGACAGCGCGGTCGTGTGCCTTCTCAAGATTGGTTAGTTCGCGTGTCATGCTGTTGCCTCCTTAACTGATAGGGTTGACTGCCGGATTGAGTACGCCTCCTTTGCCGGCACAATTTTTTGTGGCTGTGCTTTGAAGCTTCGCATTGGCCATTTGATTTCGTACTTGCCGGCGATCGCTTTGCCTGCATTGCCAAGCATCGTCTTGAGCTCGGTCTCTGCTTCGGCGCGATCCTTCTCGGCGGTGATTGCCCGGTTCTTGGCGTCGACAATTTTTGCTGCCAAGAGCTCGGCCTCGATGTCCAGCTGCACGACGGTGTCAGTCGCGACCGGGTACATCCGGTCGGCATCGTCGCTGTTTAATGGTGGGTAATAGTCGATCTCGCCGGTCGCCTTAAAGGTGTCGAGCTTTGCCTGGAAGGCTGTTGCTATTTGGGCGATCGTTTGCACCGTTTGTTGATGCGGCGCAAAGAGGAAGACACGCAGCGCTGTACCTTGGTACAAGACGCAAAGTGCGCCCCATTTAGACGAGCAAATATCCATCTGACCTTGCAGCTGTATCGGGCCACGGTACAGGGCAGGCGCATCCTCGGGCTGCACTGCGGTCAGTTTGGCCTCTAGAACGCCGACGCCGTCCAGCTGGATGCTGTCTTGGCCGATTACATAGATCCCGCGGTCAGGGTCGGTGGTAAGGATCTGGCCGTGGCCGTCGCCGGTGCCGTCCAGGCTGCAACACAGCGGCAGGCTTTCGTGGAAGCGGGCTTCGTCGTGCTCTGTGACCAGGTCAGCCAGCTGCAGGCGCTCGGCTGCCTCGCGCAGGATGACGGCTTCAAGCCGGTCGCCCCAGGCCATCGATTCATTCTGCTTATTGTCGCGCTTTTCGCCCCTGATGGCAGCGATTGACAGCTCGAGTTCGTCGTTTGGGGTGCTGTACTTGGACAGCCCCATGATTGCCGGCAGCCGGCTGCAGGACAGCATGGTGTCCGGGGTTTTTTTACCTGCCATTGTTCTCCTCCTCCGCAAGTTTGTAGACGCGCACGACGCGGGCGTGAGCGGCCTTGTGGGTGGCCTCGGTGAAACCGACAGCCGTGAATTTTTTTGACCTGAACACCGCGCCCAGGACGGACGGGTGTGTCTCAGCGGGCAAGCGCAGCTGTGCTCTCTTGTCGTTGATGCACACCGTGCCTTGTTGGCGGGCGATCTCAACGGCTAGTGCTCGACAGCGTTCTAGGAACTCTGTGTCTCTGTGCTCAAAAAGAGTCAGCTGGGCGTCGCGCAGGGCGCGACCCAGGGTGGCGGTCTGCATGGCCGCCTCCTAGCTGAAATAAGCGAATACCAGCATCGCCCCGAACAGGGCGAAAAGGATCACCTCGAACACCGCTTCGGCGATCGCCTGCCGGCGTTCAGGTCTGAGAATTGCTTGGATTCGGTGGTCTGACCAGGGGGTCAGAGAGTCGTGCTGCGCTGCAAGAGTCTTGTGTTTGTCGCCGCAATTTTCGGAATACAAATTATGCGACAAACCCCATATGTAGTTGTTCCGGCTCGGAAAGTCGGAATACACATATGCGCTGGATTTTGCCCGTGTAGTGTCATGTTTTGGCACCATTTTTTACCCCTTCCGTTGTCATTAAAGCACTTATAAAAATTCAAACGGTGATTTCCGTCTGACCTACTACCTGTAGGGGTTGTCGGTGAGTTTCTTAAACTCGGCCTTACCTACTTTTTTCTCATTGCGATGATGAAGTTCGCGCTTGGCGGCCTCCATCGAGTACCTGGCCTCAAGGATGCGCCAGATGTCGGTGCGGTCATCCTCCCAGGCGATCTTGGTCAGCTCCTTGGAGAGCTCATTGAATATCTTGGCTGCCCATTTCACGTCATCAATGACCAAAATCGGCACATCAAGCCGGCAGTTCAGGCCGCGACCAACCCGGTTGAAATACTTAGCCACGGTCTTGCGATCCAGGTCTTTCATGCCGTCGAGCGGCTTAATAGGTTGGTAAGTCATTGATTAATATCCTTATAATTTCCGTACTGTAATTTTGAACAGTATATCACCGAGAAATATCGTCATCAAAGTGCTGTTCAATCAGCCTATTTTTTTGCGCCCTGGTGTTGCGCATGTCTTGAGCCATCAGCTGCAGATTTTTTACCTGTGTCTCATCAAGCGGTTGCTGATTGTTCTTCTCATACCGGCGCACCAGGTAGCCGATCAGCAGGGTTGTAGCGAGCAACCCGCCGATCACTAGGAAAGGTTTGAGCTCGCCCATCACTTGATCCTTTTGAGCAAGTTCGATACCTGGCTGGGGTGCCAGTCATTGTTGCCGCGAGGGGTCTCAATGCCGCGAGCTGTGAGCGCTGCAGCGATGTCGCGCAGGGTGTCAGCACCGGACTTGCGGATGATGTCGCGCACAATCGGGCCGACCTTCTCTGCGTAGGCGTCGGCCTTTGCCTGAATAACCTTGACGCCTTCGGCGCTGCCGATCTCAGGCGTCGGGCTGCCGAGCTTCTTGCCCTGGCGCTTTAACGCGCCCAGCGCGTCCTTGGTGCGCTCAGAGATTCGCTTGGCTTCGTACTCGGAGAACACGCTAACCATCTGCAGAAACGTGCGGTCGGCCTGTGGCATGTCGGCGCAGACAAACTGCACCTTGCCGTTCAACAGCGTTGAGATGAACTGAACGTCGCGTGCCAGGCGGTCGAGCTTGGCAACCACCAGGGTGGCCTTCTGCTTGCGGGCGAGCTCGAGCGCTGCCTTGAGCATGGGGCGGTCTTTTAAGCGCTTACGGGTACCGGATTCGATCTCGGTGAACTCGCCGATCACTGACCAGCGGCCACCATTGAGAAATGTACGCACTGCTTCCTGCTGTGCTTCGATGCCAAGGCCTGACTGACCTTGACGGTCGGTCGATACGCGGTAGTACGCAACGAACTTGCCTTGATGCGGTGCCATTTGATCCTCCTGTTAAGCGGTAGGGTGCTGCGCGATGCAGTAAGGCGAAAAATATATCGCGCAGAAATACCTGTCAAGTACCCAAACGTATCTTTTTCGTTGTGTATCAATTCTGACAAGCGTTGCGAAGTCGTCAGAATCGATATATCTTCGCGCAATCGTACCGTTTGGAGACTTTACAGATGAGCTCAACCCAGCATTACCGGATGTTCCTGATGCGTATGCGGCCAGAGGTCAGGCAGCTGCTTGACCTGGCTGCAGACGAGCAGCGCCGCAGCCGCACGTCGATCCTTGAGGAGCTGATCGTCGAGGCCTACGGCAAGCGCTACGAGACCGCTGAGAGCCGGCTGAAGCGGCTCCTGGGCAGCGCATGAACGGCAGGGGCAAGCGCAACAAGGGCGCAGCTGGTGAGCGTGAGCTCGCCGCCCTGCTCTCTGACGAGCTCGGGTTTGTGGTCAAGCGGAACCTGGGCCAGGCCCGCGACGGTGCTGACGACCTGACCGTGCAGCAGTTCCGCATCGAAGTGAAACGACAAGAACGACTACAGGTGGACAAATGGAGCGAGCAAGTGGAGGCCTGCGCCCAGGCTGGAGAGATCCCGGTGCTGGCGTACAGGCGCAATGGGCAGCCGTGGCGGGTGTGCCTGCAGTTGAAGGATTTCATTCCGATGATGCGCGACCAGCTGAAATGAGCTGGCACTGGGTGGTCAAGCAGCTGCAGGGTGAGCGCACGGTGCTCAAGAAGACCGGCGGCAGGCTGGTCATCAACATGGGTCTGAACGGCAAGGCTGCAAAGCCGGTGCGCACTGACCTGCGCAAGCTGGTGATCGAAACCTTGACCGACGTTGGCGAGCTCTCGACCCAGGAGCTCTTTGAGCATGTCTGCGAAGCCGACATCGAGATCAACAAGGAAGGGCTCTACAGCGTCCTGCGAAAGATGATGGCGAAGGGGCAGGTGCAGATGCGCAACGTGCCGCGGCCTGACAACTTTGGGAAGGGTATGAGTCTTTGGAAAGTTTGAAAGGAAAAGTTAATGAATCAAAACAGATTACTGATGCCGGTCATGCCTGAGAAGAAGCGCAAGGCAAAGAAGGTCGTCACTGACGACACGCCCTCGGTCTGGAATCCAGAGTGGAAGTACACGTCTGCAGAGAAAACAGATCTAGCTAAGAAGTTTCGTCGAATGCTGCGCGAGCAGAAGGCTGCAGCTGCGGCCAAGGTTCGCAGGATCAAGTGACGTGTCCGCATTGCGAGCGCCCTCACCCGCCGGCAAAGACTGTGATGGTCGACGGCGTGGAGCTCTGCACCTACAGCGAGGCCTGGCGGTTTGAGTGCGAGGTGCGCTGGGCTCTGAAGTTGCCGGACAAGGCCAGGAAGCCCCGCATCACCAAGCTGGATTACCTAAACGGTGTCGAACAGCAGCGCGGCACCGAGGCAAGAACAAAGCTGCGAAACGAGATGGTCAGGAGATACAAAAAATGAAAACACACAAGCTGTTGGACACATTGAAGCGCAAGTTCAATCTCAAGAACGACGTGGCCCTGGCGCGGTACCTGGGCGTGCCGCCGAGCTCGCTGTCGAAGATGCGCTCCGGTATGCCGGTCAGTGCCGAGCGCATTCTGCAGATCCATGACGCGACCGGCTGGGAGATCAAGCGCATCAAGGGGCTGCTATGACGACCAAGTTCTGCACCAGCTGCCAATGCACCCGAGAGCTGGAAGGCGGGGTCTACAAGCGCGGGAAGACCACTGCCAGGTGGATCTGCAAGCCTTGCATTGAGAAGCGCTCTGAGAGCCCGTACAGGAATCATTCGGGGCGACTGACGCCTGACCAGCATGTCAGGAAGCTGACCTCACACCTGCGGTGGCCGTGATGGCGATCGCATTGTTTGGTGTGCTGCTGATCACCATCGGCGGCCTGGTCGGACTGGCTGGGATGGTCATTTGGGTGGCGCTGATTGCCGGCGATGATGAGGCAGATTGGAATTGAGCGCCGTGCCTGACAACATCGTGCAGTTCACACTGCCCAAGAAGCCGCGGATCAAGGAGAAGGAGCCAGCACCGGATCAGAGGAAGCTGGCCGTTATCCCGATCCGAGCAGCCACCGACCGCAGCCTGACCGAAGGCATGATGCGCACCCTGCTCCTGGTTGCCAGCTACTGCAACCGAGCTGGGATCACCTGGGTCGGGCAAGCACGCCTGGCGCAAGACCTGGGCGTCAGCAGGCAGGCCATCACCAGGCAAGTCGGCAAGCTGGTCAAGGCCGGCTACCTCGAGGTGGTCAGCAAGGGCTGGAGGGGCGAACGAGCCAACAGCATCCGGCTGATCTTCGACAAGAGCATCGACGCCGAGACAGCTGTCGCCATCACCAGCCGCATTGAAGACACCAGGACACCGCTAATGAAGGAGAAACAGATGCAAGAACTGACACCAGATCCAGAAGGACTCAAGCGCATCCACGACATGATCAAGGGTGCTGTCAAACCCGTTACACAACCAGCAAAGGAGTACCAGATGCCGAAGTCAGGAGACACCGTCACCGTTGCAAAGATGAAAGAACAGATCGCCAAGAAGAAGCAATCGAAGGCGTCTCATACGCTACCTTCAGAGGTTGCCAATGAAGAGCCGTCACATAGGCAACCTGAAGCTGTGGATAACTCGGTACATAGGCAACCTCATCGGCTACATCCAGAGGTTGCGCTAAACACAAAGAACATAGGTATAGATAAGGTATTAAGGTTATTTATAAATAAAGGTTTTAATGTTCTAAGCAACCAAGAAGTTGTTGAGGTTGTTGCTGAGCATGTAACGGTTGCTGAAATTGAAACGCTGATCGATAGGTTGTCAGAACGCTACGCATCCGAAGGCCTGGCGCTGCCGACCGATGGCGCGGTGCTGGCAAACGACCTGATCATGCTGCAAGCGGATGAGCTGACAGCACGGCATGGCGTTTAAACGAACGAGAAGGCGCCCACAAGGCGCGATCATAGGTCAGGCAATAGGCAGACATGGGTCAGGCAGGAAAACGGCTTGTAGCGCGTTCTGTGTGGTCTGTACAAAAACCATACGTTCGTCTGCGTGTTGGACGTGTACGGCAGGCAGGGGGTGCGCTGACGTGTCTGCATCCGACCGGAGCTCGAGGCCTGCGGTTCTGCAAACGCATCTGGTTGCCAGCTTGGCATGTTCGTTGTCAGAAAGGCACCCTTTCCCCCCTCCCCCACACGGTGGCGTTGCGGGGCTCCCCCAAAAATTTTCCCTACTTTTTCATGGAGGTTGTATGGCGTATGAGATGAGACCTGGACAAGGTTCTGCTTTCAAGAACGACAAGAAGACGGAGGACTGGCACCCGGCGTACCGTGGTCGGATCATGCTGCCGGATGGGTCTGTGCATTGGCTGGACGCGAGCCCGAAGAAGACCAAGGCGGGTGAGACCTGGTTGGCGATCAAGATCGGTTCTCAGGTGGCTGGTGGTGAGCCGTCTGCGCACAACCAGGCGAAGGCGAATGGCTACCAGCCGCAGCCGTCGAATGACGAAGACATTCCCTTCTGATGGCTGCGAAGAAACAATCCAACGTGGTACCGCCCTTGACCAACTGGGGTGGTACTCGCTCGATTCAGCGTCGGTTGGAGCGCTCAAACACCTTGATCCAGAACCGTGAGGCTGTGTCCTATGCCTTGCTGTGCATGGCCAATACCAAGATCACGGACATCATGTCCTGGGATGAGGACGGCAACGTGAAGGTCAAGGCGGCGCACCAGATCCCTGAACACGCTTTGCAGGCCATCAAGAAGGTCTCGGTCAGGACGGACAAGGAAGGCAACAGCTTTTTGGACATCGAGCTGTACGACAAGGTCGGCGTGCTGCGGTTGCTGGCCAAAGCGTCTGGGCTATTGGATAACCCTGACGAGAATGACAAACCGTCTGTGATCGATGTGAACGTGGTGGCACCGCCATCTGGCGAGCAATGAGTCTTTGGAGGAAACGTGTCAAGAACGAAAGAACAATCGGACAAAGCAGTCTCGGGCGCGGGCCTGAACCTGGACTTCAGTCAGAGCCCAGTGATCTACGACTTCATCCAGAGCAACGCTTTTGTGCAGGGTCTGATGGGGCCGGTGGGCTCGGGCAAGTCATACGCCTGCGCGGCAAAAATCTTCCTGAAGGCCATCAAGCAGAAGCCTTCGCCGATCGACAACATCCGGTATACCCGCTTTGCGGTGGTGCGAAACAGCTACCCAATGCTGAAGACCACGACGATCAAGACCTGGCTGGATCTGTTCCCTGAAGCCACGTTCGGCCCGATGCTGTGGACGCCGCCGATCACCCACCACATCCGACTGCCTGCCCGCGGGGATGCGACCGGCATCGACTGCGAGGTCATTTTTCTGGCGCTCGACCAGCCCAAGGACGTCAGAAAACTGCTCTCGCTCGAGCTGACCGGTGCCTGGGTGAATGAAGCCCGAGAACTGCCCAAGGCGGTGATCGATGGCTTGACCCACCGGGTCGGACGCTATCCGACCAAGCGTGACGGTGGTGCTACCTGGCACGGCATCTGGATGGATACCAACCCGATGGATGACGACCACTGGTGGCACAACATGGCCGAGAAGGAGAAGATGACCGGCCCGTATGCCTGGCGGTTCTGGAAGCAGCCTGGTGGCGTCATGGAGGTCGACGCTGACCACCTGCCCGACAACCCCGAGGCCAATGACCACGTCTTCTCTGCCGGCAAGTGGTGGAAGGTCAACCCGCAGGCCGAGAACATCAACAACCTGCCAGGCGGCTACTACCCGCAGATGCTGCTGGGTAAGAACCTAGACTGGATTCGCTGCTATGCCGGTGGGCTGTACACCTATGTGCAGGAAGGTCGACCGGTCTGGCCGGAGTACGAAGACTCGACCATGTCGGGTGACACTGAGGTCGAGCCGGGTGTGCCGATCCAGGTCGGGCTGGACTTTGGTCTGACGCCCGCGGCTACGATCGGCCAGCGCCTGCCGAACGGTCGCTGGCTGATCCACCATGAGATCGTGACGTTTGACATGGGGCTCGAGCGGTTCGGGATGCAGCTGTTAGCCGAGCTCAACCAGCGGTATCCCAACCACCAGGTCATGCTCTGGGGCGACCCGGCAGGTATGGCAAGGGATGCTATCTACGAGGTCACCAGCTTTGAGTTCCTGCGCACGCTGGGGCTGCGAGCTCAACCGACTGCCAGCAACGACTTCAAGGTGCGGCGGGAGGCCTCTGCCGCCCCGATGCAGCGGCTGATCAACGGCAAGCCTGGGCTGATCGTCAACCGCAGCTGCAAGCTCTTGAGGAAGGCGCTGGGCGGTGGATACCACTTCAAGCGCGTGGCGGTCGGTGCAGGCCAGGAGCGGTTCCGCGATGCCCCGAACAAGAACGAGCACTCCCACATCGGTGATTCGTTCGGCTACCTGATGCTGGGTGGCGGCGAGTACAACCGG